AAGGCTTCCAAAGGGTTTAATTTAGATATGTTTAAATCTTTTATTTTCAACTCTATAGGTAAATTATTATAACAATCAATTGCAGCCTTTTTCATATTAGGGTTGTAATTTTGATGTTTAATGAAATTTACTAAAATAATGTAGTTGTATTCATATTTTATCTTTCCCGACTCCTTAAATGTATCAAATGATTTTAAAACTACATCTTTATTCAACCCTGTTTCAAAACAAATTTTCTTGATAGATACTTCATAAATACCCAGCATATTTGTTTTTTCATTGGTAATAAAATAAATGTAAAGTAGTTTTTCGGATGGTGATAATTCTTCTATCCATGGGTCACTCCAAAAACTTGTTGAAACGCTTCTAAGTTTTGCCATGGTTAATCCTCCAAAAATGAAATTTGTTTTCTTAATTCCTTTGCAAGTCTAATAGATGTTTCTTTGTCTAAACAAACGTATGAAGGTGGAAAACCTTCAGTATTTATTTCAATAAATAATTCATTAAATGAGGTTACGTGTACCATTAAAGTAGAGTCTGAACTACTTCTTTCAGTTGAACTAAAAATAATTTGATATGCCATTGTTTTTGTAATCAATTCCGCATTGATTAAGCGTTGTAAAAGCAAAAACCCCCAAAAACTTCGCGGATTTAAGGGGGTTCTGCAAAATTTATATATGAAAAATAAATCTGCTAACTTTTTGAATTACCGCGAATAATTCAATACAATATTACTAATTATCTACCTTAGTTTTTTCAGAAGTTTTTAACAATGACTCAAGGCGGTTTAACTTGCGTTTATAGTGCATTGCAAATAAATCAACTGCTATATCTGTTTTAAACAATTCAGCATAAGTTAATTGATTCATTACTAAATTAACGTCTGCTAATTCTTCTAACAAATTATTAAAGTGTTTAGGTTCATCAGGGTATAACCTATGTTTGATAATTGCCTGAGTAAGTTCGGCCATTTCTTCAACTAATTTTAACAGTTGATTTTCTACTCCGAAATGGTCGACTGCTTGTTTGAATATGTTTTCGTCTTTCATTCTACAATATCATATGTTTTTTCAAATATTTCAGGTTTACATGGGTATAATTCTCCGTTCACTCCTTTTATAATCCAATCCAAGTTAGAAGCTATATGCTGTCCTTCAAGTGTCGGTATCATAATCGTTGCTTCTTTTGTTACAGGGAACGTAACCCCTTGTATTGTTATAAAAGTCGGTATTTTTTTCATGTCCCATACTACAAATTGTTCCGCTTCAATAACTACTGGTTTTTTTCTAAATTTTGCCATGTTTTTAATTTGTTTTTAAATTGTTTTTTTTACTTATAAATTCCCATTAATTCATTTACTTGAACTCTTAAAAGAATCCTATCTGAATTATTCAAAGGTAGTTGTTTGTCAGATTTGAAGGCTTCAATAAACTTGATACATTCGTTACTTTTCTTAATCCATTCTTTAAGTTCGTGAATTTCCCATGATAAGTCTTTCCATTCTAATTTAAGTCCAGTAATATAGTCGAAAATGTCATCACCAAACTCACGAATTAAGCCGTCAACGTATTCGAATTTACTTGATTTATAAGAGTTACAATAACGGCACTCGCACCAAACTTGCATTAAATGAAATCTTAAAAAAGGATGTGAACCAACGGCAAAGAAGTGACCTGCATCAAATTTATATTTATACTTATTGCACGCTATACAACGGCAACCTTCATCAATTAGCCTGACCATGTAGTTAATTTTAACTTGTAGTGCCTTTTCGTAATCGCCTTTAGTCATTAATCCACTTTTCAACTTTTCACGCTCTAATCGCTTATTTTGGTTTCTTTGCTTAGTGACTGAAATTCGTGCAAATTCAATAGTACAATTTACGCATCTTGGTTGAATCGGTTTAATTGGCTCAAACTTAATTTTGCAGGATTTACACGTTTTTAATTTCATCTTTTTTGAAATAATAATTATTCCCAATCAAACAAAGTTCTTGCGTAATATTCATGCAATTAGATTGACCGCTATACTTGCAACTTTCACACGCTTTAATGTCATTTTTAGCTTGCATTAAAACCCCAAAATCAGTTACTCTAATTTGTTTGTCGTTGCTCATTTTTCACCTCCCTAATTATCTTGTATTGCTTAACTATAACCTTTGCCCCGTATCGAGTCGTAATCTTTTTGTCACGCTTTGAAATTTCATACTTTCCTGATTGAATCAACTCGCTTACTCTTGTGCCTAACTTAGTGCATCCAAGTAATTCGAATGCGTTCCAAGTGCTTACATACCTCTTCTTTAGTAGCTTAATAATAGCCGCTTGTTGTGTGTTTCTTATAAGTGCATTGATATTTGTTTTTTAAGACTTTCGGCCTTAGTGCAATTTTTTACAGCTACATCAAAATAAGAATCTTTTAATTCGCATCCGATTGCCTTACGATTGTTTTTTACAGAAACATAAGCCTCTGAACCAATACCTAAAAACGGAGTAAAAATAGTTTCACCTTCATTGCTCCAAAGATTTACAATTCTATGAATTACTTCAAGTTGTAGCGGTGCAATATGTTTTTCATCACCCATTGCAGTACCTTCTTGACCATTTAGAACGTCAGTTCTTTTAATATCCATCCAAACAGGACTTGCCCACTTTTGCCAAGTATCTAAAGGAAAGTTTTGTTTGTTTAGGTTTGTGACAGCTTCCCAATTTTCCTCATTACTTCCGTCCCACTTTTTAAATATAGTAACATATTCAGCCATTCCGATTCCTGTTTTAGTTGAATCGCTTGTAACGGTCTTGTAAAGTAATCTTTGAGTTTTAGTCCTTTGCATTTCAAGTACAGGATCGCACCATATAGTGATTTTTGAATGAAATTTAAATCCAGCGTTTTCAGTTGCTTTGTGGTTTGTTCTTGTTGTATCGTTTGCCCAATCATTAGGAATCATATTCAACACAGCTTCGTTGTGTTCACCTGTGAAATCATACATACCTGTATAACCGCTTGAATTTTTGTAAACTCCTAAGTCTTTTGTGTGGCAGGCCATAATTCGGCCTGGCTTTAATATTCTGTAAAGTTCCTTTAACAGAAATTCATATTGTTTGAAAAAGTCAGCGTGTGACTCATTATTACCCATATCATGAATATAATTTGAATATGTAAACAACGAACTAAACGGAGGGGAAAAAATAATTAAATCAATTGAATTGTCAGGGATGCGTTTGATTTCAATATTGGTGTCACCTTTCATTAAGAAAACAGAATTGTTTTTAAATTCTTTGTATTCGTATTCGTTTAAAAGTCCGTACCTTTCTGAATTTATATTTTTATTCATTTCAGATTGCATCTCTAAAAATTGCGCTTCTTTTTGTTTTATTGTGTTAATTACGTTTTGCATGGTATCGGTTGTGATTAAATAAATGTTTACTTGGTTTTTTTGTCCGAATCTGTATGATCTTCTAATGGATTGATATAAACTTTCAAAACTAAAGTCTAATGATGCAAATATTTGATTATGGCAGTTTTGATAATTAAGTCCGAATTGGGCTATTTTAGATTTAGTGATTAAAACCCTGAATTCATTTTTACCAAATCCTAATAATAGCTTTTCTTTTATTTCAGGCGAATCATTTCCCCTTACTTCTTTTGCATCAGGTATTAATTTTTTAAGATAGTCAGCTTCTTCATTTTGCTTTACCCAAATGATAAAATTTTCCTTTGAATTGTTTACAATCTCGACTACTTCGCTCAATCTTTCAACTTTTGTAAGTCTTAATTCTTGATTGAAATTAGTAGCATTTACCGAAACATCATTAAACATTTTATAAGAGTCGCGGGTTTTTGTCTTAACTTCTTTTTCAATAAAATTTAATTCAGGTAAAACATAATCATTGCCATTGAATCCCAAATCTGAGGGGTTACATATCATTGTTGACCAACTCGCAACCCATCCGAAAAAGTCCTTTTTTGCGTGGCCTTTAAGTCTGTAATTGTTCATCCCTTCATCTCTAACAAACCAACGTGAGCGCATATCCTGAGAGTCTAAAACATTTAAAAACTCTGAATGATTACCAATTTCATTTAAGTCATTTGGTGAAGGTGTCGCGGTGCAAGCTAATTTGTATTTAGTTTCTTTGAACTTGTCAATAATTAGATTTTTATAAACCCCTGTAAAGTTTTTAAGTATAGAACTTTCATCTAAAACAATGCCTGAATAAATACTAACATCAATATTTTCTAATTGCTCATAGTTGTTGATGTCGATATTTGACAAATCGACTCCAAATTTATTAGCTTCAGATATTGTCTGCGCTTTTACTGCTAATGGTGCTAAGATTAATACTTTTGATTTAGTGAACTCCGTAACCTGATAAGCAAATTCTAATTGCATTAAAGTTTTACCTAATCCACAATCAGCAAAAATAGCATATCTACCAGCTTTTAAGGCACGTTTGACAATAAATCTTTGAAAATCAAAAAGGTTAGAATTTAATTTTGAATCCTCGATTTGAAATCCTGAATCTTGGATGCGTTTAATCTTGGAGTCTAAAAACTCCGCGTAAGTTTGTTGTATCATTTTTAAATTGTTTGGTTTTCAATAATAAGTTTAAACTTTATACTTTGCAATTATATTTTTCAGTTCGTCTAATACTTGACTTGAAATTTCTTCAATGTGAGTCAATCCGTTTGCATCACCTAAATACTTTTCAGCTTGTCGATTCATTTTGTAAATCTCGTTTAAAGTTATGTTAACGTGGTTCAAATTAGCTAAGCCATTGTATAGACTTTTAGTTGCATCTTCGCCTAAGACGTCACGAATAAATGGTTTTAAATCGTTTAAAAGTGGTTTATATTGAAGCATTGCAACACTTAGAATCTGAATATCTCTAATAGCAGCTGATGCAATTAACATCTTTTTTTTCTTGGTTAATTTCATGGTATTTTACTATGTGGTTTCCCGCTTTAATTGTCCTACCTTTTAAATGGTTGTTTATAGAACTTTGACTTATCCCTAAATAATTGGCACATTCCTTACAACTATCAAATGATTTTATAAAATTCATATTTAAATCATATAGATTAACTTTCTTTTTATTTATAGGGTTTTCCCAATATTTTTTTAAACCGTCAATATTTCTTTTATTGCCTAATACCCTAGTACTATGTAGTTCGTTTTCTGACTTTGTAACCCATTCAAGATTATCAGCCCTATTATCTTCTTTTATACCATTTATGTGATTAACGAATTTTTTGCCATGTGGATTTTCAACAAATGCAAGCGCAACTAATCTATGAACAATTATAATAATGTTATGAAATGAAAAACTTTGGTAACCGCTACTGTTTTTAAACTGCTTTCTTAATGCCTTACCATTTTTATATTTAACATTCCCTAAATTAGACACATCCCAGACGTGGCCTTTGTACTCTACTAATTTAAATTCTTCCATAATTCAAATGTATTACTTATTTAATACAATTGTATTAATCAGTTTTACACATTTTAACCTATTTTGCCACATTCATCATAAGCTGATTTTATAGCTTCATAATAAGGCATGAATTGAGGGTCTTTGTAAGACAAATAATCTTCTACTTTTCTAATTGCGTGCAAAATTGTAGCGTGATTTTTACCGCCAAACATAAGCCCAACTTCATTTAATGTATATCTTTTCGACTTATAAAGAAAGTACATTATTGCGTGGCGTTGCATGACTATATCTCTTTCCCTTGTTTTGCCTATCAATTTATGTTCAGTTGTTCTAAATCTTTCAAATAAGGTATTTACCATTATTTGCTTCAGGTCTGATTTAGGTATGTAGTTTCTGTAATTTGCTAATTCTGTTTTGTGGTCTAAATTATGCGCCTTACATAAATATTCTGTAAATGTCATGCTTATTGTTGTCTGTTGTACCATGTTATTGTTTGGTTAATTTTGTTTTTAATAAGGGCTACTACGCAAAGTTCCGACCGTTACTTCAACATTTCCGCATAGAATTGCGGCAGTTCGTTTTTGTTTTCAATCTTAATCTTGTGATTTTTAGCGTATCGAACTAACTCGTATAATTCGCTAAACTTTTGTTTAGTTTGGTCAGGTGCAATTAACTCGCACCTGGAACCAATGATTTTTATTTTGTACATTTAGAATGGAAGATCATCAACGGGTGCATCATTCGAATTACTTTGCGGCTTAGTTGTGGTTTCAGGCGTTGGTCTGCTATGCTGTGATGTGTACTCTTTGCCGTTGCCTACAAATTGTTTCGGGGTTTTTGCTGCCCTTTGTTCTTTGGTTTGACTTGCATAAACTGCATGAGTATTGCCGTAATTATCAGGCTCTTTTTTGGTGTCGACTACTAAGGAAATATAATGTTTCCCGTTCTTTTCGTTTTTTTTCATGTGAGGTCTTAAATCCTCAGCGCATAAGCTAATTACTATCATTGTTTAATTTATTTAAAAGTTCTTGTTTAAAATTGTTTGTGAGTTCGATTTTGTTAAGTAGGTGTTCAATCCTTGCTTCATCTCGTGGAATCTCAAGGCAAAAATATTGATGCTTTTCTTTTTTTACTCGTGGGTCAAATGAAACAAAATAAGCCTTTTCAGAATTGGTAAGGAAAGTATTGAATTGCATCTGGTCGTAATACTTAGGAAGTTCTTTTTGAAAGTTCTCAGCGGTTAAGGTTAGTTTATACTTTAAATGCGTTTTGCTGTCAGGGCATTTGATTTCAACACTTGCCTTCAACTTTGGAAGAATAATGTCAGGAGTACCGCCTGCAATATCTTTGTAAGTAAAGAAAATAAACCCGCCAATACTTGTATAGATAACATCATCTGAATTTACATTCAATCCCATTTCTTGACAAAATCTCAATACCGCCTGGGGTTCTTGTTCATTGCCCCATTCCATTGCATTAGAATAAAAGTCAGGTGTTTCCTCTGCTTCGATTGCTTCTATAAGTTCATAGACATAAGTTTCAGCACCTTGAGAAATATTCCCGCCCTTGCCTTCCGCTGCAATTCTATTTATTTGGCTTGCTGTGATCAATCCCTTGCGAAAGTCTTTCCAAGTCTCTCGGGTATCTAAGACAAATCTTTTAATCATTTGCTTTTAGTTTATCTGCGTTGGACCTTAAAAATAACTGCTCATCAGGTGTGAAAGGTAGTACATCTTTTCTGTTTAAATCCGCCCCGAAAATCTTTCCTAATCCGTCCGCTGCATCTTTGATAGCTAAAGTCTTTGCAAGTGGATAAGCCATTGATAAAGCACCGTTATTGATGTTTTGGAGATCAGCAGGTGAAGTGCCTTGTTTAGTTTGTAATTGAACTGCTCCGATTCCGTCCATTTCCATAAGTTCACCATTAGTAGGATTGTTTACAGATAATCTAATTGTAACCCAAACGCCATTAAATGAACTGCCCTGACCTGTTATCTGTACTTTGTAGGTTTTAAAGATACGTCTTAATAGATATTCGACTTTATCAATTGGAAGGTAATTATGACCTTTGATGTATGGGTGACTTTTAACCCATTGTTTTGGTGGTTCTTGATTAAGTAATAGATTGAATTGGTCATTCTTGTAAGCAAGTTCAATATCTTGCGTAAGGTCTGCCAGAGTTGGCAATTGTTTGTTTGTACTCATGTTATTTTGTTTGGTTTTCAATAATAGTTTTTCACATTCGAAAAAAAAAATAAATCTTCAATTATCTTTGTGACTCAATTGTTTGTCATAGGAAATAATTGTTTGGTCAAAGTAGCCACCTTATGGGTGGCTATTTTGTTTTTAATGAGCGAACGGATTAAAAGTATCTATCTTAATATCGTGCTTTGCGTTGAGTTCCATTTTACCCGCATTTTTAGCAAGTTCTACAAGCGTATCTAATCGCTGTGTAATTGCTTCATGGTTTAACGTCTTATCTATTTTCAACTCCCATGCTAAGTCGGTTTTGTATTGTTCTAAGTGGCTCATATCAGTTAATTGAAAAGTGAGTTAATAGATTCATCCTATGAGTAATTGATTTTAAAATCCAATTAGCTTGACGTACCTTCATTATATTGTGCTGTTGGATTGCGTACTCTCTGAGTTTGTTTACTCGTTCGTATCTCTGCATTAATATCTTAGCCATGATTAACGCCCTCCAAATGATTTAAGTTCTGTTGGTGTAAGGTAGTCGGTTTTAGTTTGCTCAACCTCCTTTTCCTCTTTCAATTGCTGTCTAAATTCGTCTGCTAAATCTTGCATTCCGATTTCCTCAGCTAATCCGATAAGTTTAATCGGGTCTGCACCCATTCCCCAATGTTCTCTAAGTGTTGTTTCG